CGTCCTCCAGGGCACCGAACCCTGTCTCGATCGTCGGGTAGAAGACGTCCTCTGCCGCTCCGCCGGTGAAGTCGCCGTTGGCGACGATCAGGTTCGGCAGGATGACGGTCTGGACGTAGGCGTCGGACACGTCGCCCGAACCTTTCAGGAAGGCGGCGGTGCCGTCCGCGGTGTTCTCGATGACGGTGCCGGCCGTGTCGGTGATCTGGAACGAGTTGGCGTCCACGATCTTGACGCGGAAGCGCGTCCCGGCACGGCCAGTGACCACTCCGGCAGCCGACTTGTACAGCAGCCACAGGTAGTCGCCGGTGATGAGCCCATGGGAGGTCAGGTTGAACTCGTCCTCGGGCGTGCCGCCGGTGAAGTCACCGGCGGCCACGATGAGGTCTGTCCCGGCCAGGTCATCGGCCAGGCCGATGAACCCTGCCCGGGTGCGGTTGAACCGCGGACCAGGAAGCGACGTTCGAACGGTCATGTCGTCAGGTCCCTTCCTATCAGGAGTCGGCGCTGACGCCGGTGTAGTCCGACACGCTGTAGGCGGCCGAGTCCTGCACCGCCGAGTCCGTCCGCATCCAGGCGTGGTAGGCGTTCTGGCGCGTGGCGGTGTTGTTGTACGGATCGACCACGACCTGCACGGCCCGGACGCGCCGGATGACGAAGCCCTGCCGGATGTCGCCGAAGGCGACGTTAAGGGCGGCGGCCTGGTCGGTGTGGAGCGGGTAGCCGAGCAGGAAGCCTGCCGGGGCTCCCGCGCCCGACGACTGTGCGTTCGGCTGGAACAGAGGTCGGCCGTTGTCGTCGAGCGAGTTCCAGACCTTGGCGAGGTTCGTATCCGACATGATCCAGCGGCAGTTGCCGGCCTGCCGGTACGCCTCGTTGACCTGGAAGTGGTGCTCGACGAGCGCGGCGTACATCGTCGTGGCGCTCATCGTGTCCGGGGTCTTGGCGAGGAGGCCGAACGGCTCCGTCGTGCCGACGCCGTTGGCGTAGTACGCCGCGGCCTTGCGACCGAGGCGTTCGCCGAGCTTCCTGGCCACGAAGCCCTCGATGTCGAAGGCCGAGTCCTGGAGCAGCTCCCACGACACCTTCAGCGGGGCGTTGCCCGTGCCGGTGGCCGCGATGCTGAACGCACCGAGCTGGACTTCGCCGAACACGAGGTCGGCACCCGCCGAGCCCGGGGCCGAGCCTTCCGACGCAACCACGGCGGAGTTCGCCGTATCGTTGTTCGTCGGGTACGGCAGCGGGCGGCCGTCGCTCGTCTCGAGCAGATCGGCCTGCTGCTGGATGCCGCCGAATGCGGCCTGCGTCTCGACGATCTTGGTCCGGAACTCCTCCGGCACGGTGTAGCCGCCCTGCGTGCCGTCGCCGGCGATCGACTGCGCGAACTGCTCCATGGCGGTCGTCTCGCCGCGCATGTAGCGACTGAACGCGGCCTTGTAGTCGTCCGAGGCGTACAGCCCGGCCTCGGCCTCCGGTGCCTTGGGCAGCTTGCCGAGGCGCATGGCCTGCGCGAGCTTCATCCGCTCGAAGCGGTCCTTGGCCTCGATGTCCGCCTTGCGGCGCTCGTCATAGACGGCGGAGAAGGCGTCGTACGCCTCGGCCTTGGCCGGGGTCATGTCGCCCGTCAGGATGTTGGTGATCGCGGCCTCGAGATCGCCCAGCTCCTGCTTGCGGGCGAACGCCTCGGCGGCCCGGTACGTCTCGGACTTCTCGTCGGCCGCGCTGAACTTCTCGGCGACCGCCGGCGGAGCGGCCGGAGGGGCGGCCGGCTCCGCCGGAGTCTCGGTGGTGGCGGGGGTGGTCATGTCTTCGTTCTCCTTGCTGAACGCTGCTGCCATGGATGCTTCGAAGAAGGGATCGCGGACGGGACTGACATCGACCAGCCGTCCGATGTGGTGGATGGTTCGGACCCGCTCTCCGGTCTGCGGATCCACGCTGAACCGCGAACGGAAGCCCTGGATCTGGAACGACGAGCCCGTGACGTAGCCGCCGCGCACGAGCTCCAGGGCGTCGTTGGCCGCCGTGGTGTTGGGCAGATCGCGCATCTCGTACTCGATGCCCTGGTCCGTCCGGCTGAGAACGAGGGTCCCGTTGTCGAGCGTCGCGAGGAGCTTGTCCGAGTCGTGCTCGAACACGCCGATCACCCCGGAGGCGTCGGCCTTCACGAGCGCGGCTGGATCGACTTCGACCCACTCGCCGTTGCGCTTGTTGCGCTGGCCGGCGAGCTGCACCGCGCCCCGGATGTTGCGGCCCTCGGCGGTGACGGTGGCCCTGAATGCGATGCGCTCGGTCATGCGGCGGACTCCTGCGGAACGGGCCGGATCGGGACGACGCGCGCGGCGATCTCGGCCTTCTGCGTGGTGCTCAGCCCGGGCAGGTTCATCACCTTGCGAACCTCGTCGAGGGTGATGACGCCCGCCTCGTACTGCGCCAGCAGCAGCTCGATCTCCTGCTGCGGCGTGCCCTGCAGCAGGCCTTTGTAGTCGAACTCGCAGAACTGCTGGACCGGGCCCTCGGGGAGTCGGATGGACAGCCGCTCCTGGAGGCGCGTCGACCAGCCGCGCAGGGTGTAGCGGGCGAGGCCGAGGTTCTGTTCGGCGACTCCCGTGCCCCAGCTGGTCTGCTTCTCGGTGTCGTTGAGCAGGTGCGGCGGCATCCCGAACAGGCGGCCCATCTCGCCGTTGATCTGCGTCCGCGTCTCGTGCCACTGGTTCTCGACGTTGGTCGGTGTCCAGGGGTCGAGCTTGAGGCGGCGGTTGACGAACGCGATGTCGCCCGCCCGGTCCTCGCCGAGGACGGCCGGGCGGAGGTTCTTGAGGATCTCCTCGCCCTCGGTCGGGTCGATGTCCTCGCCCTCGCCGGGGGTGACGAGCCCGGCGAGGCGGATGCCCCGGCTGAGCGTCTTGGCCGCACTCTCGTCACCCGACAGGGCGGCCGAGAAGATGTGGCGTGCGGCGTACAGCCACGGGTGGCCCTTCACCCCGTCGATCGACGGCCCGGGGAGGTACGTGACCTGGTTGCTGTCGACTTCTTTCTGCGTGCCGGCGGAGGCGTCGGTGTACTTGAACACCCGCTTGCCGTCTACCCGGCGCCGTTCGGTGAATGCATCCGGGACGATCGGCCGGTATATGGACGGCCGGCCCTCTGCGTCGAAGTCGTCGTGCCACAGGAACGCCTCGCGCCACAGCAGCAGGTGGATGAGCAGCGTTTCCTTCCATTCGAACGGCGTCTGGCCGTCGATGCCCGGGAACGGGTCGTCGAACACCGACGGCATGACCACGCGGTCATCGCCCTGCCGCTCATAGGTGCGCAGCGGGAGGTCGGCGATCGTGGTGGAGATGACTGACACCGAGCGGATGACCGCCGACAGGCCGAGGATCGTGTACGGCGTGACGGACTTGAGGCCCATCGCGTCGGTGACACCGAGCCACGACGCGAACGATTGAGCGGTCGCGATGCTCGGGAGCTCGCTGAACTGCTCCCGCCGCTCGAGTCCACGTTTCCACGACCACGTGAATGGCGCCATCGCGCGCGATTGTCATTTCGGCGCCAGGTGGCGCGATATTCCCGTTTTTCTGCTATATCGGCTCGCGGCTCATGGCGTACGCCTGCATCGACGACTCGGCCCCGAGGCGGCGGCGGGCGCTGTCGAGCTGGCGGGTGACGGTGTGCGGTGACTTGCCCAGCGCGTACGCGGCGGCCTTCACCGAGCCGTAGCGGGCCATCGCGTCGAGCGCGCGTTTCTCGGCCGGAGTGACACGCTTCATGCGGAGCCGACGAACAGGGCGGGCTTGATGGGCTCGGGCAGCATCGTCATCGCCCCCTCGAGCGCGAGGACATCCGCGATGGTCGCGTCGATCCGGCCCTTCTCGGGACCGTCGCCCTTGGTCAGCTTGTAGAGCGTCCTGCCGTCCAGGTCAGGTGCGTTCACGCGCACCTTCTCGCGATGGGTCGCCTTGACGTGGCGCGTTGTCAACGGGTCGGCATCGTGCGTGTGCGTTCCCTCGCGGAGCATGACCATCCAGCGATCGACCGCCGGGGCCATGCGCGACTGCGAGAAGGTGTCGAGCGCGCGGACGCGGGGTTCGCCCTCGCGGTCCTTGCCGTACTTCGCCTCCCACATCTCGCCCTCGGTCCACCACTTCGGCGGGTCGTAGTACATCCGGCCGACCTTGTAGTGCTGGAACGCCCACTCGACGCGCTCGTGCACTTCGGTCCGGTTGACGCGCCAGTCCTCGGCGCCCTCGGGACGTTCCCACGCACCGATCAGGAACGAGTAACCGTCCGGCAAACAGCCGCGGAGAATGGTGGCGTCACCCGACTGCGAGCCGTCGAAGCCCAGGGCGATGTACGTTCCTCGCGGAACGTCCCGAGGCGCGGCGCGGAGGTCCCACAACTTCGGATCAATCGCCTTTGACAGGCCGGCTGAGCGGATGTTGAAGAAGAAGCGGAGTGCGTCGGTCCAGTCCGTCGACGGCTTGCGGATCTCGGCGAGCAATCGCTGCGGGTTCGCCCACGGGCGGCCCTCGTAGACGGCCTCGAGTTCGGCGAGCAGCATCTGATCCGACCAACCGGCATCGACGTCGGGCGAGGCCCGCCTGGCGAAGTTGAGGATCCGCGGCGCCGGTTTGTCTGGATCCGACTGCTCCGCGACAGACCCGCCGCTGAGCGACGGAGCGTTGGTCGTCTGGTGGACGCGGCCGCCCATCTTCGCCACGTTCCGGCGCATCGTCCCGGCCAGCCGGATGCCGCCGTTCTGGCGCGTCCATAGGTGCGTCTCGTCGAGCGTCACGTACGTGACCGGCTGGCCCTCGCGCGAGCCGGCCGAGGCGGTGACCGGCTGGATCCTCTGCTTCGCCTTGCCTCGGACGAACGTACCGGTGACGCCGACGTCGAGGTTCAACTCACGGGCGATTGCCCCATCCCGCGCCGTCAGCAGCGAGTACACGACCGAGTAGGTGTTGTCGGTCTGGTCCTCTGACACGGCACCGACCTGGACCCACGGAGCAGGGCGACCACCTGTGCCCCACGGAACGCCGATTGGCTCACCGTGCCTGTCCCAGCCATCGAAGCACACAGGTCCGACGAGCTCGGCGATGTCGAGCACGGCCGCGAACGGACTCTTGCCGGAGCCCTTGGCCTCCTCGTCGACGAGCTCCAGATTGAGGAACTCCCCGGTAACCGGGTCGATCTCGTACCAGCGGACGACCTTGATCGCCTGCTCGGGCGTGAACAGGAATGGCTGGTTGTCGTCGCGCGGTGACGGCAGCTTGCGATAGGTCCAGTCGAGAATGCCCCAGCCGAGCGACGGGAACGGTTTCTGGTCGGTCGGCCCGGCCCAACCCATCAGACGATGACGCGAAGGTCGGCGTACGGGCTATCCGTGGCCGCGGGTTCGTCGACGTCGGGATCAGCTGGTTTCGGCGGTGCCCAGCGGCGAGCCTGCTGGCCGGCTGGGGTGATGCCGTAGTTATCCATCAGACGCACGAGCGCCGTCACGTCATTCGCCTTCATGCCCGCCCGATGAACGGCGTCGTACTGCAGGATCACCAGGCGCAGCCCCGGTAGGTCGGCCTCCGACCAGTTGGCGGCGAACCACGCGCCCATCCAGATAGCCCACGTAGCTCGCGTGGCCGACAGCAGGCCGTCCGGCAGTTCGGGAACCGGGCCAAACTGCCAGCCGACACCCGGCGTGGGCTTCCACTCGCCCAGCGCGGGCTGGTTTCGACGACGACGCGCCACCTTCGGCGCTGGACCAGTCACTAGCCGCTCCGTGCCGAATCTGGAACCCGTACACAAGGCGAGCCGGGTTGCAGGGGGTTACCAGCCCTGAACACTTTGAACTTTTCGGATTGCGTCGTCGCCGCGCGACGAATTGCACGAACGATGAGCTGGAAGCCAACGATGATCACGAACTTCACCGAAACGTTTCACTTGTTCAGCCAATGGGATGACGTGGTCACGAGTGTCGGCACCAGGCCTGCCGCACCTGTGGCACACCCCACCCACCGGGGCATCCCGGTAGGACCGCTGGTTGTAGGCACGACGCTTGGGCTGGGCGTTGCGTACCCGCTCCCTGGCCCGGGTACATACCGCACACCGGGACCTACCGGGGAGGGCAGCCCTGCCGCACCTGTCCAGGCAGTCCCGGGTCATGCCGTCCGCTTCCACATGTAGACCACCACGTACGGCTGGACCACGCTCAGGTCGGTGTGCGCGCTCGGCTGCGTGATGGTGCCTGCTGCGTGCGTGTGAGCCGACTCGGACCCCGTATTGCCCGTGCCGCCGGCGTCCGACGTTCCCTGTGCTACCCCGCCCGTCGGGTTGGCCGTGCTGAGGCCGGTCGCCTCGGACCCCGACGTTGACGTGTCCTTCAGGGCCGGGAAGCCGACCGCGCCGCCGGTCGTGGCAGTGTTGATGTTCTCGACGTGGACGTGGTTCGGGACCTGCGAATAGGTGTGGGTATGGCTGGGCCCGGTGTGGGTGTGGGCGGAGCCACCACCGGACGTACCGACCGCGGTACCAGAGTGGGCAGAGATGGCCTTCGTCTTCGCGCCGCCCGTCTCTTCGACGGTGTCGAAGTCCGTGTCATTGGAGTCGCGCCCGACGAGTACCCGTCCGGCGCCGAACGCCGCCCACGTTCCGAACCCGAGCAGCGTTGCGGGGTTCGTCGAGACAACGCTGATGAACACCGAACCCACGGGCCATGCGGCAGTCGGGACGCCGTCGGCCCCGTTCGCCCCGGGATTGCCGTCAGGGCCGGGATCTCCCTGTGGGCCCTGATCACCGTCCGGCCCTTGGTCGCCTACAGGACCCTTGTCGCCAACGTCTCCGGTTGGGCCAGCGTCACCCATCGGGCCTTGATCGCCAACTGGCCCCTGCTCACCAACCGGACCTTGGTCGCCGGTAGGCCCCTGGTCGCCCGGTGTTCCACTGCCGTACTCGTCAACGTCGCAGGCGAAGGCGTATTGCGGGTGCGGGTTGCAGTCGTCAGTACGGCAGGCGTCGAACTGCGCCCGGGTCGCATGGATGTGGACGTTTGGGTGCGGGAGGCGGTCTGTCACCGGGGCATCCGCTGGGCTAGAGCCTCGGCCCCCACAGCAGGGACGCGACGATCGCCATCACTCCCCACGCTGTCAGCGACCGAGCGTCTGATCGGACGAGGTCGGCGAATGCCAGCAGCGCGGCGATGATGAGCAGGACGATCGGCACGCTGACGCTCACGCGGTGATGACCTTGTTGGGCTCGCCCTCCGGGGTGACGACCGTCACCGTGTCACCCTGGGCCACAGTAGGCGGCTGTCCTGCGACGAACGCGATGACCGCAGCGGCAGCGACGTTGATGGCGGCCACGATCTCGGCGGTGAAGAAGGTGCTCCCCTGCGAGCTCGCCACCAGGACGATGACGTTGAATACGCCGGTGAACGCTCCGAGGAGCAGGTTGGTCGGGCGTCCGAAGATCATTCGTCGGTCTCCTCGTCGGGCGTGTCATCGCCCGCGGATGGGTCGCCGTCGGCGACGTCTTCGGGCAGGTCGACGTCCTCGTCAATCCCTTCGATCGGCTCGTCAGGCTCCTCGTCGACGAGCTCGCGTGGATCCGTCATGGGTGCCTCCCTACCGGACGCCGCTGGAGTGAACCCACCGCGTCCCGTTGTGATCGCCGTACCAGACCCGCGAGCCGGCCAACAACTGCCCGGCGCGGTTGACCTGGTATGCGGTGAAGGTCTTCCCGGTCGCCAAGGTCGTCTTGACGGGGTACTTCGTGGAGGGGCCCGAGCGCACGTTGATCGGCTTGCCTGTCGTCGGCGAGCGGACGGTCATCGCATCGGGGAACGGATCCGTCCGCTTCGAGCCCGTGTAGCGCAGATGGACGTGTGGTTCGGTGTCGGGGAAGACGCCGGCGTATGCCCTGCCGGGCCGGAGCTTCGCGAGCGTCCGCGGGTCGCCGTCGCCCCACGGCCGGAGAGCACCGCCGAAGGACTTGACCAGCGACCACGACCACACATCGGGCCCTCGAGCAGCCCGGCCCCACGCCGCGTAGCGCCCATCAGCGGCCGGGTCGTAGACCTTGACGCTGGACGGGATGAAGTGGCCGGCCTCGTTCTTCTCGAAGCCGAAGCCGCGAGACAGGAAGACGGCGTGGTTGACGTACCCGCCGGTGGACCGGAAGGGGCTCCGGAGCAGCGCACCGGCGTTGCCCTGCAGGACGACACCCTTGCCGGCGTGGAGCGCATCACCGATCGACGCGAACGAGATCGCCGCGCCGCCGACGTAGACGAGCATCCGCGTCGACGAGAGCTTGTCCACCGCGCTCGCAGCCTGGGTAAGGGTCGTGCCGCCCGACGAGTCGCCGATCGACCTCCGGAGCGCGCACCCGGACGGGCGCTGCTTGCCGAGCGTCGCCTGGTCTACACCGTGGGCGGCCGAGTACATCGTGCACGACGTCCAGTTGACCTGGCGGCCATTGATGACGCACGACACCGCCTGCTCGTACAGCTCGCGCGGCTGGGACGGGATCGACATCAGTACCGCTCCTCGCCCGCGTCATCGGCCGCGTCCGGATTCGGGACGTCGGCACCGTCACGAGCGGCGTCCGAATCCGGCTGGGGGTCCGCGGCGACGGGATCGGGGAAGCAGCGCTTGCAGCGCAACGCGGGCAGGGTCGCCTGGAACTCCTCCAGGCTGATCGAGAGGCGG